AAGACACGGTCACGAGCCAGACGTTCGTGCCCCAGGTCTTCGCTCGCGTCTTCGATGCCCAGAGCCTGCCGACGTCATGACGATCGAGGTCTCGTTCCCGTTGTCTGGGGACATCGCCTTCACGACCTCGGTGAGCATCATCGAGGCTGAGTACCAGCACTCGGTGGTGAGCTTGGATCTGCCCGGCAGCCAAGCCGGGCAGGACTTCGTGCACGGCACCCCGGTGCACATTCACTTCAGCGGCTATCGGGGAGACCCGGCCGAGTGGTACGGCTACGTGGACACCGTCAGGCAGAGCACGAATCGCACGCATCAGTCGCAGTCCTCGGCGGTGTGCGTTGGCATGACCTACCCACTCAAGGAGCAGCGCCAGGACGTCTGGTCCAACGCCACTGGGGACGGTGTCGCTGAGGCCATGGCAGCGCGCTGGCGGCTCGGCGTAGACCTCGAACCCAGCGATCGCGTGTGGCCCAGCCTTGCCCAGGCAGGCATGAGTGACTGGGCCTTGTTGGTCACGCTGGCCCACGACCTCGGGTACACGCTCTACTCGCGCGGGCCGTTGCTGTGCTTCTACACCCGTGCCCGAGACCTCAGCGCCTACGGCGATGTCGCACCCATCTTCGAGTACACCGCACAGCAGACCAACACCGACATCATCGAGTTCGAGCCGCAGAGTAGCGCCTCTCAGATCGCCAACAACCAGAACCAGCTCACTACCGTGGACAGCACCGGGGCCGTCGTGCAGTTCGCCAACGCCGATGGCACCGGGTCGATCCTCGGCAGCATCGACACCCTGCCGAACTTCACCTCCGTGAACATGACCACGGCCACGGATGCCCAAGAGGCATCGCAGATCCTGCTCGCCCAGATCGAGGACAACCGCTTCCACATCCGCGCCAAGGCCAGGCTGCGCGGCGATACCCGGCTACGTCCAGCGCTGCCGATCTACCTCGCTGGGCTACCTGCCCAATGGAACGGGCAGTGGTTCGTGCTTCAGGTGACCCACCAGCTAGCTCCTAGGACCAACCAGTCCACCGGTCTCGACACCTACTACTGCGACGTCCTCATCGGGCGCGATGGCATGGGCCCCTCGACCGCCATCCCCGCACAGGGCGACGTCAACTTCAGTGACGGCGTCACCGCCGAGATCGGTCCCACGGGGCTCTGGCAGTGCGGTCCATTCGTGCAGACCCCGGAAGAGGCACCCCCACCGGACTTCGTCCTAGAGAGGCTGGCAGCTCGTGGCCTCTAGTAGTCACCCTGGCGTCTACAAGGCGATCGTCATCAGCAACACCAGCTCGACGCTCGGCGTCCAGGTGCCGCAGCTGTTTGGCACTGCGGTGATCACAGCCGCGCCACTCACAACCCCTGGAACCTCAGTGGTTCCGGCGATTGGCTCTCAGGTCTGGGTTGCCTTCCAGAACGGCGAGGGGCGCTTCCCGGTCTGGCTCGGGGCGGTATCGCCAGGGCAGGCCAGCCAGACCATGATCGGCGCGCCAGGACAGACCACGCTCACGGTCCAGGCGGGCGTCCCTGACACCACCCTGCACCCCATCCAGCTGTGGAACGACTACCTGACCAACCCGATCATGTGGCTCGCCAATGCTGGCGGCCTGCATCTCACTGACAACCTGCGCTTGGATCAGTCCGTCTTCGGTCCCACCAACTTCTCAGCTGACATCTACGGCTATGTCGTGGAACGGGGTGCGGCGACCTTCCATCACGCGGGCGCCCCTGGCAACACCTTCGATATGGCGACCGCCACGGGAGAGACCTTCCAAGGCAACCGGGGGCCATCGATCGGCAACTGGAACAGCAACTTCGGTGCCACTGGCATCACAGCGGTCGCCAACCCGTTCACCACCAACCCCGGTGAGACCTTCAACATCATCCAGCTCACCCAAGGCATCGGGACCAACATGGTGGCGCTCACTGCGACCACCCTCGCGCAGTCAACCCCTTGCGTTGCAGGCAACTACGTCAAGGCCGTCTGCTCAATGCGGGCCGCCACTACGACGCGCGCTGTCACGCCGTACATCCTCTGGATGGACTCGGGCGGCGGCACCACATTGGGCAGCGTTACAGGCACGCCGGTCTCGGTGACCGCAGGAGCGTGGGTCACGCTCAGCGTCGGCGGCACCGCACCGGTAGGGACCAACGGCGCCTTCCTCCAGCTGGGCGCCAGCTCGATGGGCGCGGCCGAGATCGACTACGTCACGGCAGCAGGCATCTGGGTAGACACCCGCACAGTGAGCGCTGCAGACCCCAACCCCGAGAACATCTGGTCACCCTCGTTCACCGGGCAGAACGACGGAGTCAACGGCTGGCTGTATGTCAAGCCCGGAGACACCTACATTCGAACGGATGCGGTGGCAACGTCGGGTAAGCGAATCTACATGTTTGACGGCACTTTCGGCACCTACTACCTACCCCGCCAGGTAGGTGCTCCGGGCTCTACTTCCGCACCGCGCTGGGTCTCAGTGGCCTGAGGTCAGACCTCGTTCACTGGGACGCCGATGCGCCTGACTCAGCAAGGTTGTCGATGTGAGTGTGATGCTGGCGCTGCCCTTCCGTGTCGATGAATCAGGCTCCATCGCGACTACTTCAGACCCCAACCAGCAACTCACCCACCGGGTGTTCTCAGTCTTGGCCACTCAGCTCGGCGACCGCGTCATGCGCCCCGACTATGGCTGGGACTTCAACCGCTTCCTCTTCGAACCCATCGGCCTGCTTGACGAGAAGCGGATGCTCACGCTGGCCAACCAAGCCTTGGTGAACTGGGAAGCGGGCGCTCAACTGGTCGGCCTGAAGGTCCAGCAGACCGATGAGGCCGAGGTACGCGTCTCGCTCTACTACCAACCCACCGGAAGCGGCACCATCGCCACGGGTGAGCTGAGCTTTGGCACCAACGACAGCGGCGGCGTCTTCACCACGGTGCTCGTCGAAGACCTCAGCAATAGCAACAGCGCTAGGGGCTGACAATGGTCAACCTTCCGATTGACTACACCTCGCGCGACTATGTCTCGATCCGCGCTGACATGATCAGCCAGATCGAACAGCGGCTGCCCGAATGGACCAGCCGCAGCCCCAACGACTTCGGCATCGTGCTGTTGGAGATGTTCGCGCACATCGCCGACTCGATGCACTACTACGCCGACCGCGTCGCCAACGAAAGCTTCCTGTCGACCGCAACGCAGCGCTCCAGCGTGCTGGAGATCGCCCGACTGCTGGACTACCAGCCCAACGGCAACGCTGCTGCCAGCGTGCAGATGACGTTCAGCAACAGCACCGGCTCTGCGCTCCTCGTCCCGCAGCGCACCCGCGTCGGCACCACCGCCACGAGGATCCCCGCGCCGCCGGGACCAGGGCGCGCATACCTGCGCTCGTCGTCGGCGTCCGTGGTCTTCGAGACCGACGCTGCTGTCACGGTCCCGGCGAACAGCTCGGCAGCCGTCACGGCCACCGAGGGCATCGGCATCGTTGGCGAGGCAGTGGCTAACAGTGACGGGACCGCCAACCAGGACTGGGATCTCTACTACTCGCCCGTGGTCGACGGCTCGGTCGTGGTCTCCGTCAACGGCACCCAGTGGCAGAACTTCGACCACCTCATCGACGCCGATGACACCAGCCCGGCCTACACCCTCTACACCGACGCCACTGGGTTCACCCACATCGTGTTCGGCGACGACGTCAACGGCTCGATCCCACCCTCAGGGGCAGCCATCACCGCCGACTACCGCGTCGGCGGCGGCTCCATCGGCAACGTGCTCGCCAACACTCTCACCCGCATCCTTACCCCAGTGCCCGCTGGCATCACAGCCATCAACCTCAACCAGGACGCCGAGGGCGGATCCGACGCCGACACCATCGCCGCCATCAAGGTCAACGCACCTCGGAGCCTGTACACCCTCGACCGCGCTGTCTCGGCCCGCGACTACGCCCAGCTCGCGCTGCGCGTGACCGGCGTCGGCAAGGCAGTGCTGGGCCCGCAGACCACCTACAACAGCGCCGTGCTGTACATGGCCCCCTCGGGTGGGGGAGGGCTCATGCCCGACGGTGTGACGCCCACGCCTGCATGGTTCGCCCTACGCGACGCGCTCGATGAGTACATGATCGATCGCATCCCGGCGTCGAGCACGCTGACGATCCTGCCGCCTCAATACGTCACCGTCACGGGCGTCTTCAACGTGGTGGTGGCCAAGAACTACCCCCAGGAGGCGACCCGCCTCGCGTGCTACAGCGCGCTGGATGCCTTGCTGTCGTTCGACAATGTCACCTTCGGCGACACCCTGTCCCAGGGCGACTTCCTCAAGGCGATCCTGTCCGTGCCAGGCATCGTGCGCGTCAGCGCCTCGAACCTCGCCATCAACGCGGTCGGTGGAACCTTCGTCCAGATCGAGAGCTTCGATGCCGTGCCCGTCGGAGCCACTGGCTGGACGCTGGACAACTCGGTGTTCGTCCAAGGCACCGGCTCGATCTCACGCAGCGGCATCGGCACCGTGTCCAACAGCTTCTCGCCGATCGACCTCAGTGGCACCGGCCAGATCACCTTGCGCTACACCTACGACGGCAGTGGCGTCGGTGGTCTCACCGGCACGCTGTCATTCCAGGACATCAACGGGCGCACCTTCCAAGCAGGATCCCGTCATGCCGGGATCCTCGGCACCCAGGCGCACACCTCGTGGCACACGGTCTTCTGGAACGACGTCACCTGGCCCGGCGACGCCGGGGTCTTTGATGCCACCCAGGTGGTCAGCTACACCCTCAACGCCACCCCCAACGGCGCGTCCGGCACCAAGTTCTGGATCGACGACCTGCGCGCGCTTCCCAGCCTCATCGAGGACGTCTCAGTGGCCTTCAACCAGATCCCCACGACCGGTGGCAACACGCTGACCGCCTTCAACATCTCAGCCACGAGGGACTCATGACCGCTAGCTACCCCGGATCGTTCCCGTCCTTCACGGTCAAGACCGACCTCGTCGACACCATCCACGCCGGGGATGTCGACAGCCTCCAGGACGAAGTGCTATCGGTCGAGAACACCATCGGCCTACAGCCGCACATCTCGACCTCGCCCAACCCGGCCACCGGCTTCAACGCCGTCAGCACCACCTACGCCAGCCTCGCTGCGCGCTTGGCCAACATCGAGAACGGCATCGTCGGCGATAGCCACACTCAGTACCTCAAGAGCACGGGCGGCGCGGTCGCCACGACCGCCGCCAACAACGTGGTTCCCCTTACCGTGCAGGCCAAGAGTGGCCAGACCGCTGACGTCTTCGATGTCACCAGCCCAGCGAGCGCGGTCTACTTCAAGGTCGACAGTGGCGGCACCGCATGGTCCAACGGCCAGGCCCTGCCGCTGGGGTTCATCACCTCGGCGAAGTACAGCAGCACCAGTCCGACGCGCGGCGCCAGCGAGGGCGCCTGGACCGAGCTGACATGCAACTTCACTGCCCTGTCTGGGCGCTTCTACCGGGTGAACTTGAACTGCACCATTGGCGATGCCGCGAACACTGCAACGGTTGCCAGCCTTCGGTTGCGTGACGGCACAACCACCAGCGACGGCTTGCTCGGCTACGCGTCGGCCTACACCGCCACCATCAACAGCAGCGGCTTCGGTGGCACTGGGGTCCACATCAGCTGGTTGCTCGATAGCCTCGGCGCAGGCGTCCACCACATCACCCCGACCGTGCAGGCAATCAGTGGCGCGGCCAACCTTCAGCACGTGGCCTCCGCGATCACGAGCGTCATGTGGGTGGAGGACATCGGAACGTGACCATCTACGGGGGTGACATCTATGGGTCTGCCACCGCCATCTACGGAGCGCCAGGCACAGTTACCTTCAGCGCTCTCCCGTTCACGGCGACGTGCGTCCAAGCCAACATCGTCAAGCTCAACTGGACGATGCCGACGGGCAACTGGACCCTGCTACGCCTCGTCCGTTCCAGCTGGGGTGCTTCGGTCGACCAGAACGACGGCGGCGTGCTCTTCGAACTCAACGTCGGCCCCGGCGCGCCATCACCGAGCAACGTCACGAGCTACTACGACGTCGGTGTCTCTGGAACTCTGGATGGTGGTGATCTACCGGGTGACCGCTGGTATGACTACTCGCTCTGGGTGTACGGCCTCGGCGTAGGCGTAGGCGGCGCCAACGACTGGGTCTACGCCGGGCGCACCGACACACTCGTCACCAACGACCACCACAACACCGAGCACATGCAGAACCTGCTGCCGTCGGTCTTCACCAGCTCGAACGGCTGGGCCGGTGAGAAGCAGGCTGACACCGACACCCAGATGTCGCGCTTCTTGTCCATCTTCGGCTTCCAGGCCGACATGGTGCGCGCTTCCTACGAGTCGCTGCTGCACCTGCACGACCCCGACCGCTGCCCGTCGCGTGTCCTGTCGCTCCTGTGCTCGCAGTTGGGTGTGCCGTACGAGCCGCAGCTCGGGCTCTCTCACACCCGCGTGCTGCTTCGTAACGCGCTGCACATCCACAAGGCCAAGGGCACCGGGCCGGGTGTCGAGGACTCTT